ACGGCGCTAGACTCATTCAGCCTATCGCAGACAAGCGGGTTCAGGACGCGATCAAGACGTATAAAGAGGGACATTTTGACGATGAGGTACGCGCACGGGTAGCGGCTGAAACCCTCAAGATCAATCCAATCGAGACGAAGGAAATGAAGCAGATCAGGGAACTACAGGAGAAGTTTGACAAATCCGAGAAAGACCGGACACGTGCCGAGCTTCGCAGACAAGTGATTGAACTGCTTTCGCAAGAGAACATCCCCTCATGGTGGATTGATAGTTTTACTGGAAATTCTGTAGACGAAGCAAAGGTTTTCGCACAGAAAGTGAAACAAAGTTACGATGACGAAATAGCGAAGGCGACAAATAAGATCTTAGCTAGCGGGTACAAGCCTCAGTCTGGAAATGAGCAGAAAGACCCCTTGAAGATGTCGCCCGCCGATAGGAAAGCCTATTACGAAGCAGAAGCAATGAAGCGACTGGCTACGAAGGCATAAAAGGAGAATCACATGGGACTGGAAAATTTCATCCCCGAAATCTGGAGTTCGAGCCTTCTGGTTCAGCTTCGGAAGAATCACGTCTTTGCTAATCTCGTAAATCGGGATTATCAGGGCGATATCAAAGCCGGAGACACCGTTCGGATCACTGAACTTGGTGCTGTTACTGTAGGCGACTACACAAAGAACGGCACACTCACGTGGCAGAATATGGACTCCGCACAGAAAACCCTGCTTATCGATCAGCAGAAATACTTCGCTGTGAAGCTCGATGATATCGATGCTGTGCAGTCGAATGTTAGACTCCTTGACGGTATCATGCAGGAAGCCGCGTATGGTGTTTCTGACACTGTAGACGCGCACATTGCCGGACTCTATGCACAGGCCGGTGCTACTGTTTCTGCGCTTACTGTTACTGCTGGAAACGTCATTCTCAACGTGGCGAATCTCGCTCTCAAGCTCGACGAAGCGAACGTGCCTACTGGTGGTAGGTATCTCGTGATCCCGCCCTGGTACAATCAGCACCTGGTTCTCGCTGCTTCCGGTGCGGTTTCTGCTACTGCGACTTCCAAGGTCATGGATGACGGTCTTATTCTCAATGGTTACGTCGGCCAGTTCTATGGCTTCAACGTGCTTATGAGCAATAACGTCAACAACAACGGAACGGTGTGGAATATCATGGCGTTCAATAGGTCCGCGATCACTCACGCCGGACAGGTTTCTAAGGTTATGGCAACTCCTATCGAAGATGGCTTCCAGGAAGGTGTCAAGGGTCTTTATGTGTACGGCTCCAAAGTTGTACGCCCTGCCGCGCTCGTGTATTGCGCTGCTACCAAAGGCTAAGGAGTAAAAAATGGCTAGTACAACTCTTTCTGTTCTTTCCGCGACTCTCGCCGGTGCTACTATCACTGCGAAAGGTGCTGTCGCTTCCTCGGAGACTCTCACTGTTTCCCCTACCACGGCGCAGGGTAGTCTTGACTTCGCCACTCTCCATATCCGCGTAGAGAATCAGTCCACCACGGCAAGCGTCACGCTTTCCCTCGGTGCTGGTTCAGGTTGGTCCGGCGTAGGCACTGGAGCCAAGTCTATCTCGGTAGGCACGGCCACTACTGTACTTATCGGTGGCCAGGACTTCGAGAGCGCACGTTTCCTCGCAACCGCAGGGACTAAGACGATCACGTTCACGCAGACTGGAACTGGTCCTACTTCGTGGGAGGCGTATACCGCCCCCGCCGTGACAGAGTAACTAAACTGCAAGGCGGTACGCTCTTTCGGGGGCGTATCGCTTTTAGGAGTAAAAAATGGGACTAGCTGATTCACTACCAGGGACGTACATTCCGCGTGATTCTGTTTCTGGCAATCTAAAGACAATCGACGCTTCACATGAGCAGATTCATGCAGGCACTCACTTTACGGCAACGCATCTTTCAAAAGTAGGAACGGGAACGGCTGTCTCTGTTATGCTCACTACTCCGGCTTCTACTGTAGGGATTATTCATTTCGTATGCTCTGTTTCCGCTGATAAGTCTGCAACGTGGACGTTCTCTGAATCCCCAAGTGCTACGGGCGGTTCGGCTCTTATTGCGTACAATAACGATAGGAACTCCGCTATAGCGAATCCGGCGACACTTACGCATACGGTAACGTATACATCCGCGGGGACGGTCTTGGAGACCCATATCGTTGGAAGCGCATCGACTCCGCAAAGCAAGACGGGCGGGCTGGCAGAGGCAAGGAATGAATGGATCCTCAAGCCGTCAACAAAGTATCTGATTTACGCTATTGCAGACGCTGCTGATACGAATATCAAGGTCAATATCCCTTACTATTATAGGTGATACCATGGCAATTTTGACCGCTACCCAGACAACGCAATACTCGAACATTTCCGCTAGTGCGGCAACCATAACCGCTTCGGGACTGATCCCGATAGTTCAGGAAAGAGTCTTGCTGATTACGAATAACTATTTCAACACCGGAATAGGACTCTATTCGACGATGACGTTCTATCCCTCGAATAATTCCGTAGTAGCTGATTCGTCTTTCGCTGATGAAAATTTGGTTGCCGGTGATGACGTTTACATTCTAGGCTCTTACAGGAATAACGGGGTACACACTATCGCAAGCGTTACGACTGTTACGATGACGCTTACTTCTGCGACTACGGTTATTGACGAGCTTTCGGGCGCATCGGTTTTCGTATCCCTCATAAAGTGGCCGGTTCACGTTCAGAAAATAGCCGCTGAAATGGTTGCGTATGATTATGACGTGCGACCGAACGTAACACCAGGGGTCAAGGCGTTTTCGATTGGGCCGTATTCTGAAACCAGGACGATGGATCAAGACGAATACGGGTATCCCAAGAGCCTTACCGACCAACTCAGGCTTAGAAAGGTGGTACAGTTTATATGATCCGCGATGCCCTGAATCTTCGCTCTGCTGTCTCAGTTATACGGATAGCCGAAACGAATGACGGTATGGGCGGGATAACTACGACTACTTCTGCGACCGTCTTGGATCGTGCCGCAATCTGGCAGAATGGCGCGAATAATCCGTATCTTGCGGGTAGGGTGTCTTTAGAGTCTACGCACGTACTCGCACACATTCCTTCTTCTTACTCGTGGACGGTAGACGATAGGCGCGTAGTATATGACGGAAAGACTTATAACGTAAAGGGAAGCGATGACGTTATACATAAATCCATGCTCACTATTGTGGGACTGGAGATAGTGCAATGAACGTTACTGTAAAAAAGGTATGGAACGGAAACGCGGTCAAGATTCAGGGAAAGAAAGTTATCGGGAAGTCTATCTATGAAACTGGTTTGATAATTGAGGCTAACGCAAAGAGCCTTACACCCGTTGATACTGGAAGGCTAGCGGCTTCGATCACTACGCAAGCATACGATAAAGGTACGCTTCCAAGGGGCATAGGGGCTGATTCTAACGATGTTATCGACAAGCCTACGAATCAGAATACGGTTTATGTAGGTACACCTGTCGAATATTCCGAGTATACCGAATTTGGAACTATAAAGAGCGATGCGCAACCATTTTTAAGACCCGCTTTAGACCTTGCGAAAGGGAATGTTTTGACCGTACTAGAAAAGAATGGGCGGCTAGAGTTTGCGGAGTATCTACAATGAGGGTAGCAATTTGAAACCCCACCAGGTCATAGGATTTTCGTTAATAAACTCTACCGCTATCAATGCGATAGTAGGAGCATCTACTTCTTCGAGAATTACGCACGGAACGAGGCCGATGTCATCGAGTCTTTCTTCCCTACCGGCGATCAACTTTTACGAGATTTCAGGGATTCGCCAGTTTGGAATCGGTACATCTACCTTTTCAATAAATTGTCGGGCTACGACTCCGGCGGTTGCGCGATCACTGGCAGAAACAGTCATCGAGCTATTCAACGGAACGTCTGGAACGGGAGTTTACGGAACGTGGAACGGTTTTTCTATTGCGAGAGCATCGTTGCGAAACGACGCGGGACTAATTATCGAGCCGGACAATCTATCATATAACGCGCCGGTGGATATCCAAATCGTCTATAACCTAGACGGAGTATCATAAGGAGTATTTATGGCTTATCAAAATAGTGCCGTAACCGGAAGCACTCTCATCCTTGGCAACTATAAGATAGAGACTGCAACGGTCGGTACAACTGTCGGCGGCACTTGGGTTAATCTCGGTGCTGGTATTGTCAATTCCTTCGCGCATGGTCAGGAGAGGTACGCGGTTCAGGCCGGTAACGCTCCCGATCCGCTTGAAGGTATCGCCCGCGAAACGTTCACTATCGATGGTGAAATCATCCAGTACAGTTCCACGAATCTCGCCCTGCTTTCTAGTGGTGGCGTTACTACGGCAGCCGGTGGGTCAGGCGTTACTGTGCTTTCCGGTGGTGGAAATCAGACACTCACTCCTGTAGCGTTCAAGCTCACGAATACCCGCTTGATCGGTGCGGTAACTCAGTCAACGGTTATCATGGTGTTCAACGGTCTTGTGGATAATGGCCCTTCGTTCACCGCAAAGAGCGACAACGATGCCGATCCCATTAACGTCATGCCGTTCAGCATTACTGCAAAGCCGCTTACTACTCTCTCGGCTGGCGCGCAGCTTTACACCATCACTCATACGTATAACGCATAAGGGATAATATGGAAAACGTGGTAGACCTAGACATTCTGCAACCTGAACCGAAGTGGATTAAACTTCATGGAAAAACCTTTAACGTGGCTTTCGTACCTGTTGGAATTACCTTCCAGATTGAAGCAATAATGAAGGAAATTAGAACCATACGGAAAAAGGAGCTGGAACCAGGGGACGATGATACCGAAAAGGCATTTGACCTCACGGTTAGACTATGTTCAACGTTTACCGCGTTTTTCGATCCCGAAATGTCCGAGGGATGGATAAGAAAAGAGTGTTCCGCGAATCAGATTAAACTCTTTGCACAAGCAGTAAGCGGGGCGCTGATCCGTTCTTATAAAGGCGTGGGAGAGTACGGAAAAAACTGAAAGAGGGTCAGGGTGACGGACTGGTTCACCTTGGCCCGCTTTTCGTGCGGATGGCTTTGTGGTTTCCCTGGGCAACGAAGGAATACATCTTACGGGAAATGTCGATGGGACAGTTGATTATGTATCACAATCTAGCGGTTGAAGAAAAGTATCCCGATCCCGATAAGAAGAAACACAAGGCACATTCTGATTATGCAAGCGCACTGAAGGACATGGAAAAAACCGGACTAATC